CGACTCGCCCTTGGCCGTGCCGATCAGGCGCTCGCCGACCTCGCCGACCTCAAGCGTCTGCTCGCTATGACGCTCGACAACCTCCACGCCATCACCGCCATCGCCCGCCGCTGGCCCGCCGAGATGCCACGCAAGGAGCGCTCGATCGACGCACCAGGGAACGACTGCGGCGTGTGTGGCAGGCACACCACGGGCTCGGCCAGCGACCGCCTCAGGACCCTCCAGGCGCCCACAGCGGACGTTACGCTCCGCCCGGTCGGAGCGTGCGACGCGTGCCGCAAGTGCTGGTGCCGGCTCGTCGCCGACCCGGCCACCGACACCGACGACCCCGCAACGTGGCGCCAGTACGTCGAGGCCCGCACCACCGGGCAGAAGTACCAGGCGCGCGACGTGGCCGGCGTGGCATGACGTGGCTCCACGTCCCGAACTTGCCGCCCTCCACCTGTGCTCCGGCTATGGAGGGTTCGAACTCATCACCCGACTCGCCGGAATCCCCGCCCGCACTGTGGCTCACATTGAACGGGACAGCCACGCAGCGGCCATCCTCATGGCCCGGATGGGCGAGGCGACCCTGGACCCGGCGCCTATCTGGGACGACCTCACAACCTTCAAGGGCGCAGCGTGGCGTGGACGCGTGGATCTCATCACTGCCGGCTTCCCCTGCCAGCCGTTCAGCGCAGCCGGCGAGCAACGAGGTATCGATGACGAGCGATGGATCTGGCCAGACATTGCCAGGATCATCGCTGACGTGGGACCGCGCTACGTGTTCTTGGAGAACGTCACCGGACTTATTCGGCACGGTCTCCCACACGTCCTCTCCGACCTTGCCGAGCTCGGGTTCGATGCGGAGTGGGGTTGTCTCGCAGCGTCCGCCGTTGGTGCCCCTCATCGCCGCGAGCGGGTCTGGCTTTGGGCAACCTTGGGCGACCCCAGCAGCACGGGAGGACCAACGCTCACCGGAGGCACACATGGCGATGAAAGCCCGGTTGGACGGCGGCCGGTCGGCACCGACGTCGTTGACGGTGCAGTCGAAGATGTGGGCGACCCCGACAGCGACCGACCAGCTATCCGGGGGACCGTCCGACATAGCACCGAGGGGCAACCGAAGCGACATAACGCTACGGGGACAGGCGAAGATGTGGCCGACCTCGAAAGCGTCCGAAGGGTTCCGGCGCACCGACCCGGCGCGCCCCGGCAGGACCGGCGGCGACTCACTCATGCAAGCGGTAGCGGGATGGCCGACACCGAAGGCACGGGACGCCAAGGGGCCGGAGAACGCCAACCGCAACAGCCCGAGCCTGGAGACGTTCGCCCAGCTTGGCCACCCCGACGAGACGACCCCGACGGATGGGCCGACTGGACCACCCGAGGCGGACCTCAACCCCTCCTTCGTCGAGAGCCTGATGGGACTACCGGACGGCTGGTCCGACCCGTCGGGCTCAGCGAGCGGCTCCACGCGTTGGGTAACGGACTGGTCCCGCAAGCTGGGGCGCACGCCGCCCGGCAACTGATCGCACACAGGGCGCGGCTGTCGCATGAATCCCCTGAAGATTCTTCCTCGGATCGCTTGACACCTACCGTGACGATGTGTGTATAATAGGTACATGGACACGACGCACAACACCGACACCGACACCAACACCACCTGCGAGCACCCCGCCCAGTTCAAGGACGCCAACGGCAACAACTGCAACCGCTGCCAGGCCGCCGACGAGAACGAGGCCCGAGGCTTCAGCCTCGTCGGCGCCAACCAGTTCCGGTGACCGCCAAGAGCGACGCCGAGCGGGCCCGGGCATACCGGGACCGCAAGCGGGGACGAGCCACCAGCCTGGCCCCGTGCGGCACACGGGCAGCAGCAGCACGACACCGGCGCCGAGGCGAACCCCTCGACGAGCGCTGCAAGCAGGCCGAGCGTGACTACCAGAACCAACGCAACCAGGCCAAGGCAACACGCTCACCCCGTGTCCCCAACGGCCAGTCCGCCCCGATTCGTTGACCTGACAACGAATGTCACGCCAACACTTGACTCGTGTCCCCAGCATGTGATTCACTTTCGGTAGGTGGTGAGTCGTCGGCCCGCACGGACGACAGACACCCACCAACGCCGGGATCCCGCCACCGGCCGCCCGTCCCACCGGCATCCCCCGCCGGATCGCTCCAGCGATGGGACGGGAGCACGCACCGACCCGCAAGGAGCACCCATGCCTGAGATCAAGTTCACCCGCGACACCGGCAGCTACACCACCGGCGACACCGCCACGATGGGCGCAGGCATCGCCGCCCACCTCGTCAAGCACGGCGCCGCCGAATACACCAACGGCGCCACCAAGCCCAAGCCCAAGCCCAAGCCCCCGCGAGTCAAGCGGGCCGCACCGAAGGCCAAGCCCACCCCCCCCGACGGCAAGGGCACCCCCCCCGCCGGCAAGGGCACCCCCGACAGCAACGAGGGCAGCCCCACCCCCGAGTGAACGGCACCCCCCACGGCTGGAGGGTCACCCCCCTCCCACCCGACTGGGGTACCACCCGCCGCCGCATCCTCACCAGAGACCGGCACAAGTGCTACCTCTGCGGGGCACACGCCCCCGAGGTCGACCACATCACACCGGCCAGCCAACACGGCACCGACGACGACAGCAACCTCGCAGCGATCTGCGTTCCATGCCATCGACGCAAGACGTCAGCCGAAGGCGTCGCAGCCCGAGCCAAACCGCCACGCCAGCGGCCACCCGAGTCGCACCCTGGAACGCTCACCGATCGCTGAGCGCAACGCTCACCGATCGCTGAGCGCAACGCTCACCGATCGCTGAGCGCAACGCTCACCGAACCGCACAGCACGCGGCAGACGGACACACAGCGGCTCGCACCACCATCCGGGCCGCCACCGTCAACCCGACCACGCCGCGACAACGATCGAAGGGTGGGGGACCCCCCCTCCCCCCGCCGCACGAAGCCCGGTCCGCATAGCAACTCCGATCGTGTACGGGAAAAATGGGTTCCGCCAAGGTAGGATCGGGGTTCGTGGAGCTGACGCTGAACCATAGTGAACCCGATTTCAAGCCGACGCGGCTCGTCACATTCGTCCACGGCACTCACGGGGTCGATCAGGAGACGGCCGATCGATGGGAAGCCTGGGGCGACTGGCAGCGCAAGAAGTCTGAACCAGTGCTAGAGGTGTCGGCCATGGCATGGTCCCCAGCGTTCTCCCTCTTCAGGGACCCGGAGGGTCGCGTGTCTCGCATTGACGGGTTCCAAATCGACACACTTTTTGCCCCAGACCCGTTTGAGTTTGAGTTCCATACCGTCCGCAGCAGGCTGGAAGAGCACGTGTTGACGTTCACGGATTGGTACACCGGTCGGAGCCGCTCTTGGCTTCTCTGCCAGGCGCATTCCCCGATCACTGGAGGTGTGGCCAAGGTCGTTTGGTATGAGCCATTCACCTTGGCGACCGACAAGAAACTCGTGCACTGACGCCTCCCTGGTGGAGCCGCAGTGCCCACCGTGAACACCCTGGAGGTGGCCATGGGCACCAGAGGCCCCGTCCCCAAGCGGGACGCTGAACGCAGGCGGCGCAACAAGCCGACGACGCCAACGAAGACGGCACCAGCTGGCGCGAAGTACTCGCAGCCGCGGGCGCTGGCCGGGTGGCATCCGTCGATGACCCGGTGGTACAAGTCGTTGGCCGAGTCTGGTCAGGCCCAGTTCTTCGAGGCGTCCGATTGGGAGGGCGCCCGATTCGTCGCCACCCACGGCTCGCACTTGATCAACGAGGGTTTGACTGCCCCCGGCTTCACGGCGCTGCTTTCGGCGATGAATGACCTGCTGACGACTGAGGGCGCCCGTCGTCGTGCCAGCGTCGAGCTGACCAAGGCGAAGCCCGGTGAGGGTGTCGGTAAGCCGGCCCCGGTGGCGGTGATGGACGACTACCGGCAGGCGCTCGGTGGATGATCGACCCGAAGCCGAGCGGTGCCCGCCCTGCATCGCCGACGGTGTTGAGTGTCGGAAGGGTCCCAAGGCCGTGCAGATCATGACCTTTCCCGGTGACGTTGTGCGCTGCATTGAGATGCCGGCCGATGACGAATGATCGAGCCGATCAAGATCGGGCCGACGTGGCGCCGAAACTCTGACCACCCGTCCGGATGGGATCTCCCCGAGTTCACCCTCGGGTGGGCGATCGTCGCTTGGCAGGCCGACCGGATCCAGATGGGCGGCAAGCCCTGGCGGTACACCCCCGAACAGCTCCGCCTGACGCTCTGGTGGTTCGCCCTCGGCCCCGATCTACGGTTCGTCTTCCGGGACGGCACCGTTCAGCGCCTCAAGGGTTGGGGCAAAGACCCGCTGGCCGCCAGCTGGTCACTGACCGAACTCTGCGGACCATCCCGGCCGGACCTGACCGGGCGCATAGTGTTGGACCCGTGGGGCAACGAGCATCCTGCGGGTGTGGCTCACGCCGACCCGTGGGTGCAGATCGCCGCAACGAGCGAATACCAGACCAAGACGACCATGCGGCTCTTCCCTGGCATGGTCACCAAGCAGCTCAAGGCCGAACACTCGCTCGACCTCGGCAAGATCGTCATCTACTCCGACCACGGCGCCGGGGTCATCGAGGGCGTCACCCGTTCACCAGTGAGCCTGGAGGGTGCTCGCTCGACGTTCGTGATCCGCAACGAGGGCCAGCACTGGCTTGAGCGCAACGACGGCCACGAGATGGCCGACGTGATCGACCGCAACGTGGTCAAGTCGGCTGACGGTCAGGGTAGGGCGGTCACCTTCGGGAACGCCCCGGAGCCGTCCGAAGATTCGATGTTGCTCCGTGAGCGTGAGGGGTTTGAGGCGATCGAGGCGGGCAAGTCGGCCGCCACTGGCATCCTGTACGACTCGCTCGAAGCGCCACCGGATGCGCCGATGACACCGGAGGGTATCCCTCAGGTGATCGAGGGTGTGCGGGGCGATTCGCATTGGCTCGACATAGACCGGATCACGGCCACGATTCTCGACCCGAAACGGTCGCCGCAGGTGTCACGCCGGTATTGGTTCAACCAGATCGTGGCCGCCGAGGACGCATGGGCGGATCCGAAACATATCGACCTGTGTGCCGCACCCGACATGGAGCACGATCCGGCCGACGGCTGGGTGTTGTTCTTCGATGGGTCGAAGTCGGATGACTCGACAGCACTGGTTGGCTGCCGCCTGACGGATGGTCATGTGGTGACGCTCGGGATTTGGGCGAAGCCGCAGGGGCCGCGTGGTATCGGCTGGATCGTCCCCCGGACCGAGGTGGATGAGCGGGTGCGTCATGTGCTCGATACGTGGGCCGTGAAGGCCTTGTGGGCTGACCCGTCGCACGCCAAGGACGACGACTCGACGAGCTACTGGCAGGCGACCATCGACGGGTGGCATCAGGACTACGGCCGCAGCCTGGTGTTGTGGGCGGTCGCTGGCGGCCCGAACAAGCACTCGACGATGTGGGACATGGCGAGCCCCAAGCGGGTGGAAGCGTTCACGGCCGCCGCCGAGCAGGCCGAGGCCGACCTACGCAGCTCGGCTGAGGTGGCGGCAGCGGGCGACCCTGAGGGCCGCACGGTCACCCACGACAACCACCCGGCACTGGTCGCCCATTTGAAGCACGCCAGGCGTTCACCGAATCGTTACGGCGTGTCCGTGTGGAAGGGCCATCGTGAGTCCAGCCGCAAGATCGACCTGGCGGTTTGCTTCATCGGGTCACGCATGTTGCGCCGCCAGTTTTTGAACACGACAGCGACCCGCAAGACGGGCAAGCAAGCGGGAAGGGCCTGGTGATTCGATGATGAATGAATCCCAGGTGGCCCAGCTCGTCAACGATGAGATGATCCCCCGCCTCGACAGCCAGCTTCAGGCCGTCGAGAAGATCGACGAGTGGTACCGGGGCAACAACGATGAGCCGTGGATGCCGCGGCAGGCTGACCCTGAGTATCGGGCACTCGCCAAGCTGGCCCCGTCAAGGTGGCTCGGCCTGGTCGTAACCATGCTGGTGCAGGCCCTGTACGTCGAAGATTTCCAGTCGTCCGACGGCGTGACTTCTCCGGCGTGGCAGATCTGGCAGGCGAACGGCATGGACTCCCGCCAGATCGCCCTACACCGTGCAGCGGTCGCGCACGGTCAGAGCTACGGCACGGTGACCCCCGGCGATCTCGGCCCGAAGATGCGCGGCCATTCCATGCGCCAGATGGTGACGATGTGGGACGACGCCGCCGAGGACGATTTCCCGCAGTACGCGATGCGCCGGCGGGGCAACCGGATCAGGTTCTACGACGACGCAGCGATCTGGGATTTGCGGCTGGCCGAGGCTCAAGCGGGTGAGACGGCCAA